GGTCATAGACAGCGTGCGGCGAGATGAACTCTTGCCGCCGAAGGAGCCCGACGTGAGGAGGGACTGATGCGGAAGCCGATCAAGATCAAGCGGCCTGGTGCTTTCACGGCGAAGGCGAAGGCGGCGGGGATGAGCGTGCCGGGGTACGCGGCGAAGGTGCTGCGCAAGGGGTCGAAGGCGAGCGCGCTGACGAAGAAGCAGGCGAATTTCGCGCGCAACTTCGGGAAGGTGTCGCGGCGCCGGGCGAGGAAGCGCAGGAGCCGGTGAACGTCCCTCTCGTCAAGTACGCGGACGACGGCCGCCGCATCTACGAGCCGGGCGGGGCGACGCTCGCGGCGTTTCTCATGGACCGTTCCGAGATGGCGGTCATCCGCGGGCCCTGGGGCAGCGGCAAGACGGCGGCGTGCTGCCAGCGCATCTTTCAGCATGCGGTCGAGCAGAACCGGGATAGCCATGGGCTTCGGCGCTCGCGCTGGTTCGTAATCCGGGAGACCTACCCGAAGCTCGAAACGACGGCGATGGCGACGTGGCTCGAATGGTTCCCCGAGCGCATCTACGGGCGCCTTTACACCGGCGGCAAGCCGTACCGGCACGAGGTACGGGTGGGCGACATCCAGCTCGACGTGCATTTCATGTCGGTCGACGAAATCCAGGGCGACTCGGTGTGGCTGTCGCTGGAGCCGACCGGGCTGTGGTGGAACGAATTGACCTATGCGGCGATGAGCATGTTCTTCGCGGCCCACAAGCGCGTCGGCCGCTACCCGCCGCTGATCGAGGGCGGCTCGTCGTGGTCGGGGTCGATCGCCGACCTGAACGCGCCGCCGGCGAACCACTGGCTGCCAATGCTGACGGGAGAGGTGGAGCTGCCCGAGGACATGCCGCCTGACCAGCGGATCGCCTATGCGCGGCCGCCGGGCCTGGCGTACCTGGTGCAGCCGCCGGCGGTGAACGAGATCAAGGGCCAGAAGGGCGAGGCGCCGCGATTCGTCGTCAACCCGGGCGCCGAGAACCTGAAGTTCCTGGAGCCCGGCTACTACGAGCGCGCGATGCAGAACGCGACGGCGCGCTGGATCCGGGCGAACCTGTGCAACCAGATCGTGCCCTACGTCGAGGGCGATGCGGTGTGGCCCGACTTCGACCATGCGACGCATGTATCGACCTACGAGCTGGAGCCGAAGCACGGTGACGTGTGGCTGAGCCTCGACTTCGGCCGGCGGCCGTTTGCACTGTTCGGCCAGAAGATCGGCCGCGTCATGCAGGTCCAGTACGAGGCCGGCCTGGAGAACGGCAGCGCCGCGCGGTTTGCGCCGACCGTGCGCCAGGTGCTCGCCGAGAAGTACCCCTGGATCATCGCCCAGCAGGGCGGCGCGCGCGGGGCGCTACATGCTTTCGGCGACCCGAAGGGGCAGGATGGCACGCAGACCGACGAGTACAACGCCTACGACGTTTTCCGGGCGCACGGCATTTTCGTGCGGCCGGCACCGGTGAAGCAGAACCATATCCCGACCAGGCTTGCGGCGGTGGAGTTCGCGCTCGACCGGCGGTCGGTTCTGATCTCGCCGAAATGCCGGCGTCTGATCATGGCGATGGCCGGCGGCTACCGCTACCCGAAGGAGCGGCCGGCGCCGCTGGAGGAGCGCAAGCCGGTTAAGGACAAATACTCCGATCCGGCGGACGCCCTGCAGTACCTGCTCCTCGGCGCGGGCGAGGGCGACGCGATGGTCGGGCGCGAGGCGCGGCGGCCGATGCCGGTGTCGACGGTGCCGCAGCGGCAGTCGCGCCGTCGGGGCCTGGGCGCGTGAGCAGCCCGCTCGACGCGCTGTGGCTCGTGCCGGGCGCGAGCTCGCCGCCGGAATGGTTCATCGCCTTCAAGCGCACGTCGCAGTTCTGGTTTCTGCGCTTGGCGGCGCTCGGCCGCTACAAGCACGTCTCGTGCTTCGGGCATGTGCCCGCGGCTGGTGCGTGGGTGTTCTACGACTTCGGGGTGAACGCCGCCTCACTGTCGGTGGTGCCTGACCGGCTATCGGATGCCCCAATCGGCGCCGCAGTCGAGGATGCGCTGGTGCTCAAGTTCGTGCCGCCGCTGGTGGTGACAGGGTTCCACGTGAAACCAGGCTTCACGTGCGCGACGGCGGTAGCGCACCTGACCGGCGTGCGGTCCAGTGCGTTGCGACCCGACCGCTTCTTGCGAGACTGCCTCGCCGCGGGGGCAGAGATCGTCCTCGACGAGGAGCCATCGCCGCATGTCCTTCGGAGGGTCCGCGCCCAAGCCTGACCCGCTGCTTCAGCAGCAGGAGCAGGCGGCCAAGCAGGACAAGATCAACACCATCCAGGACCAGGTCGCGGCGCTCACCGACAATCTCGTGCGCATCTACGGCGCCAAGGTCGCGCTCGGCGGATCGGGGCCGACAGTGCCCACCGGCGGCACGGCCACTACCGGCAAGGGCCCGTTCTCCTTCTCGTTCCTCAATCGCGCGCCCGGCGGCAGTAACCCGATCCCGCTAATCGGCAACTTCGGCAGCAAGTAGCATGGCGAAGAAGCCCGAGCTCAAGCCCGCGCCGCCGTCACCTAACGCGGCCCTGATCAAGGAAGCGGCCGACCGGCTCGCCGACTGCCGCCGGCAAAAGTATTGGGTCGAGCAGGATCTGCGCGAGGGCTATTTCCTGACCTATCCGCGCCTGTCGCGGCAAATCCTGTCGCACCTGGTGCCGCTGCCGCGGCCACCACGCGACGCCGATCAGCTCGCGACCGCCGTCGGCAGCGAGGTCGTCGAGGACTTCGCCACCGAAGTGATCAACGCCTTCATGCCGCCGAACGTCGATTGGGTCTCGTCGGAAGCGGGCGAGGGCGTCACCGATGCGATGTGGACCGAGGTCAAGGACAAGGTCAAAGCCAACGACGGCGAAATCTTCAAGGCGATCCGCGCGTCGAACTTCGACGCCGAGCTCGCCGTGTCGCTGGTGCCCGACTGCGCGCTCGGCACGCACGCGATGTGGATCGACGACCATTGGGCGCACGCGCCGCTGCTCTGCCAGCACATCCCGCTCCGCGAACTGGAGATCAACGTCGGGCCGTTCGGCGGCGTCGGCGACCGCTTCGTCGTGCGCTGGTCGCGCTTCCGCAATCTGAAGGCGCTATTCCCCGAGACGAACCTGCCGCAGACCATTCGCGATCAGATGCGCGAGAAGCCCGAGGATTGGGCCGAGTGCAAATGGGGCTACTGGCGCGACTGGTCCGTGACGACCGACATCGTGTGGAAAGAGGTCGTGCTGATCGACGGCGAGTTGATCGCGACCGAAGAATATCGCGGCGAGGGCTCGTGCCCGCTGATCGTCGGCCGCTTTTCGCCCGACAGCCTGCATGCGTTCGGCAACGGGCCGACGCTAAAATCGCTGCCGTACCTGCGCATCATCGACGTGCTCGCCGAAGTCACGCAGGACCACGCGCCCTACAACATCCGGCCGCCGATTGCCTATCCCGACGACGGGATCATGAACTTCGACAGCGGCATTCGCGACGGCATGGCCTATCCGAAGCGACCGGGCTCGAAGGGCGAGATCGAGTCCCTGGTGTTCCAGGGCGACGCGCAGCTCGGCTTTTTCACCACGGACCAGCTTGAGAAGACGATCCGGCGCGCGCACTTCGCCGACTATCCCGACCAGCCCGGCAAGACACCGCCGTCGGCGACGCAGTGGCTCGACGAGATGGTGAAGTCACAGCGGCGCATCGGCACGCCGGGGCAAAAATACTGGCGCGAGTTTCCGTGCGAGGTGTTCCTGCGGTTCAAGTACCTGCTGGAGAAGCGCGGCGTCATCCAGAAGCTGACGAACAACACGAAGCAGATTTCGACGCGGCCGCAGAATCCGGCGACCAAGGCGCAGGATAACCAGGAGCTGCAGACGGGCGTGCAGGTGCTGGGCATCGTTAAGCAGGCCTTCCCGGTGACGTCGCAGGCGGCGATCGACGAGCTGGCCACCATCCAGAATTTCAAGGAGAAGGCCGGCGACAAGATTATCGTGCTGCGCGACAAGACGAAGGTCGAGCAGATGATCGGCGGCCTGCTCCAGGGCGCAGCGGGCGCCGCGGGCGGCGGCGGTCTCGCGCAGGGTGCTGCGCCGGGTCAGCAAGGCGGACCGGCAGCGCCGCCAGCAGCGGGACAGGCCGCGTGAAGAACTGGCGCGCGGAGGAATATCTCGCCGCCTGGGA